ATGTAATGGGATGGGAACTAAAACATATACAAGAAGGGTGTCCTAATTACACGGATTATGGAATGTGGTGGCACTACCTTACATTTCCGTATAAACATAAGAGTTGGTGGAGACCCACGCATGAAGATGGCGACACGGAGGAAGTACTAAAAAGACTACACAAGCTAGGTTATGACGTACACATAGTTCGATTTGCTGAATCACATTACTGGGAGTGTATTATACACATACCGGCAGGACTTAGTTTTACTGCAAGACATAAAATAAGAGGACATGCTATCTGTCTTGCAGCATGTTTGGCAGTGGGGTTAAAGGTAACTACATGTTAGACCACCTCTCGTACTCTAGTATAGTAAGATTTATTATGTGTCCTAGGTCATGGGAATACCACTATATTCACCGTATCGCACGCCCAGTTTCTAGCGCACTCTTTGTGGGAAGTTGTACGCACGGTGCCCTAGAGCATAACTATAAACAGAAAGTGTTAACGCATGAGGACTTGCCAGTAGATGAAGTTCTACAGTGGTTCTCAGATCGGTGGGACACTTTGGACCCATCAGTGGGGCGTCCCGCAAGCAGTACCGGCGCTGAATCATTGGGTATAGACTGGAAAAACAAAGACCCAGGCCTTGAGAAAGACATGGGTGTAGCCATGGTTGGTAAGTATCAGAAAACAATAGCCAAGACCGTACAGCCTGTAGTTGCTGAACTTGGCTGGAGTCGGAAAGTAGATGATATGAAAATCATCGGTCGCGTAGACCTTATTGATGATAACGCTATCGTTACAGACTTTAAAACAGCAAGCCGGCGACCGCGAAGAGGTAGCTGGCATACAGACTTACAACCAACATTCTATGCACTTGGTATGAAAAGCGCAATAGTTTTTGAGTATCATTACATGCTTAAGTTAAAATCGCCAGCTGTAGAAAAGTACCGCACGCAACGAACGAAATCTGACATAGAATGGATAGTGAAAGTACTTATACCGCCAATCGTAAAAAGCATTCGCCGAGGTATATTCTTCCCTAACACGCAAACATGGAAGTGTTTCTCGCTAGATACTGAAGTACTAACTAATAATGGATGGAAGGGGTATAATAGCTTATCTTATCAGGATGATGTTTTAACCCTAAATCAGCAGACGGGTTTTCTAGAGTGGCAAAAACCCTATGCCATCTTTACACGGAAGTATAATCAACCTAAGCGAATAGTATCATTCGATGGTAGGACAATTAGCTTTAGTGTTACACCAGATCACCTAATGCTGAGTCGTTCCTGCGGTGCTAAGCAGTATAACCATCCTTGGCAACTTAAGACTGCACAGTCTATCGCCGGCGTAAGTTCGAGAGTTTTCCGAATAAGCGGGATAATGGAGCGAGATAACTACCCTATCTCTAACGACCTACTACAACTGACAGCGTGGGCACTAACCGAGGGTCACTTTCGACAGTGCTCTCAAGCCATAGAAATAGCACAGAAAACTGGTACAAGATATGTTAATGACATTCAGGATATATTAAATAGATTATCGTACTCATATACACGAAGAGATAGAAAAGATGGCTGCACTATATTCTATATTAAGGCAAGATCAGGTAGACAACTTAGACAGATACAGCCCGATAAGAGTGCGCAGCCTTGGTTATGGAAACTATCCAAAAAGCAGTTTGACCTATGGCTAGAAACTTTTGTAAAAGGAGATGGTAGTGCTCGTAGGGGTGGCTATATAATTAGTCAAAGAATTGAAAATACTATTGATCTTATTCAAGGTGTATGTATCTCGCATGGTTATAGTGCTATAAAAAATCCAGTACCAAAACATTCTAGTTTCGGTGGTTCTGCATATTCTTTATCCATCACTAAAAACAGACAGGAGTATAAAATGGGTGTTGGTCCGGCAACAAAGTTTTATCATAATGAATCAGCCAGTGCCGTTTGGGATTGCGCAGTCCCTAATGGACTTATTGTAACAAGAAGAAATGGTAGGCCACTAATAACGCATAATTGTTCACCATCATACTGTGAATACTATGACATATGCCGAAGGGAGAAACAGTTGTGAGTGATGAAGTTATTGAGGGTGTAGTTAAGGAAGTTAATGGCACGCCCTCTGTGCAAGACATATCTCTAATACCAGCATTCAAGTCCCGGGTTGTTAGCCCAATTATGACTGTTGACGAAGCACAGGAGGCGTGGGCGCAATATCAAGAGCTAGAGAATACGCTTCTTACCGACGATGACTACATTTACTTTGTCCAATGCAAGATTAAGGACCGAACACAAAGCGCTACTTATATGACTAAGGCTGATGCTGACCGTGGCGCAGATACTTGGAAGGCTATGGGTTACCCTGTAACTCTAACAAGACGAAAGAAAAAGTCAGCCTTTCGCAAGATGGCAAGGTTCTTTGGCTTGTCTATTCCACAGCAAAATGATAGCGCAATAATCACTATTGAGCCTCTTGGTAATAGTCACTTTGTAAAGACAGAGAAGGGTGAAGGTTACTCCGTTATCACTTACATGGATGAGGACATGGATACTGTCAAGTGCGAAGCATCTGTATCTGTTATGCATCCGGGCGGAGCTACTATGGTTGGACTTGGTACGTGTTCAGCAAGAGAAAGAGGATTTACACATCCCGACCACGACATTATAGCCACTAGTTGGACACGCGCACTTAACCGCGCAATCTCTGACATGGTGGGATGGGGTGAGGTTTCGGCAGAGGAAATAGATGCAATAACGGAGTCGAATACTAAGCCTAAAGCGCAAGGCGAACCTGACAAAGGTAAGTCCGAAGAGTCAAAGAGCAAGGTCGAGGAGTCTGTAGATGAAAAAATGGGACTAGCGACATTCTTGGCCAGCGCCTTTAAGCTTGGCGAAACTGCCGAGAGTCTTGCTGAAAGCTATGGAAGTCTCTCGGAGATCGAGGACTATGCCGCGACTCTTAATAGTATAAAAGATGGAAAGGAGACTAAGGCATCAGCTGAATCATCAGTTGGTTAGAACATCAATCAGTGCCAGTGGGTAATATCGTTATGTGACCAATCGCTGGCTTCACAGCACGACCGAGGGTATCTACTCCCTTTAGTTCATGGTAGTAGGTGCCCTCTATACTCAGGGTATCGGCAGAACCAAGCGGGACAGTTAGCTTGCCAGAGCCCGCGTCTGTAATAGTTATAGTTAAACTACCACTTGTCTTTATAATGGTGGGTACGGCACTACGCTCATTAGGCTGCATAATCCAAGTAAAATCGTAGTTATTTATATTCTTTCGCGTCGTATCGGTATCATCTTCCCAAATAGTGAAGTTAATATCTCTATCTTCACCGGCCAGCATAGTAAAGTCTTGTTGAGTACGCATCGCTATACTTCTCCATCCAGGTCTACGTCTATCATATGTGATCCATCAAGCCCCGTACTTATAGTCCATGAACCATCTGCTGCTATACTCAAAATCCAGGAACCCTTTAGCGCCACAGGGATAACCGCTATACCCTCTGCAAGGGTGAGAAGATATATTTCATTCAGTATTGAAAATGTCACTGATGCCAGGGTAGATACTGAAGCACTTTCGTCTACGTCTAGGGTTAGTGCTAGTGATATGTCGGCCAAAGCTGAAGATAATGCAGCCTCCGTTACCCCTGCCTCGCGCACTAGAGACATAGCAGCTAATGTAGCGGCTGCACTTGATGAACTTAATCCTACAAATCTGTCTAAGGTAAATGCAACATTAATATTCTGACCTGTAGCGACAGTTATTGCATTAAATATCTCTGTAAGGGTATTGGCCAAAGTACCGGCTAATGCTGACAATGCTACTTCATCAGAGCGCGAAAGTGTTGTAGATGCTAGAGTTGCCGCCTCGCCCGTCGGTGTTATCGCGGCTAACCGACTTAGGCTCAGTACCACTAGTCGATCTGCTACTCCCGTAGTACTAACCGCCGCACTTCTTGTCAATGTGGTATTGGCTAGGGCAGCAGCTAAAGCCGAGGCTGACACTCCTGCATCACGCTCTAATACTAACGACGTAAGTCCCGCCGTCATACCCGTGCTTGTTGTCCCCACTTGTCTTGCTAGAGACGTGGCGGCTAATACGGTAGCCAGCGCTGAAGTTGATATTGCACTGTCTCTGGTAAGTGTTAAAGTGGCTAGATTTGCTGCCTGACTACTACTCGCCAAAGCCGCAGACCTTGTTAGGGATACGTTGGCTAGAATTGCCGCTAGTGCTGAAGTCGAGATTCCTCCTTCACGCCCAAGTGTTACCTCACCCATGTATACCGTGCCGCGCATAGCAACTATAGCGGCACTCCTCGACAGCGAAGTATCTGCCAATGTTACGGATGTACCTGCGCTAGTTAATTCTGCAACCCGCGCCAGAGAAGCACCTACCAACGTTGCCGCCAAAGCTATGGTTGCAATTGCACTATCGCGGTTTAAACTTAGGTCGCTCGTTCCAGCTGCTAATGCTAGTGCTGAAATTGCATTATCCCTGGCCAAACTCACGTCGGCTAACCCTGCCGCCTGACTTGTACCAGTCAACCCTACCGACTTAGCCAATGACGTAGCGGCTAATGCGGCAGATAGTCCCTCTAGGGCGACACCAGCACCCCGCGCCAAAGTTATATCGGTGTTTCTTGTAGCCTGACTTGCATTTATTAGTCCCGCTAACCGATTTAGTAATGTACTAGCCAGCGCAACACCCTGTCCGCCACCGCTAACACCAATGGCACGACTTAGTGATGTAGCACCGAGGGCACCAGCTTGACCGGCTGACGTTACCGCGGCTACACGCGAGAGCGTTAAAGACACGTCGTAGTTTTGACCAGGCGTTAGCCCACTATACACCCAAACAATATGTTGTCTATCACCTTGGTCAAGTGTACCGTCGGGCAACACCAACGTAAGTACAGATGGTGATAGTATCTGCGTAGACGAAGCCCGTTTAGAGCGTGTGTCTAAGTTAGCCATTAGGGACCAGTTTCAATCTCGCCCCGAGTAAAGGTGGTATCATCATCTGAGACAGTTGCTTTCTGATCAACAGTGTCTCCAGCATCATTATAGACGCTTAGAGTCGTGGCAGTCTGTGTAAGCTTGTTGCGAAGAAACTTGTAAAGATAGCCGACCTTCGCCACAAGTGATGCTGTGGCTGCTGGGGCACCTTGACCTGGTTCGGCATAAGTATCAGTGCTCAACGCATCTACGACCTGACTATTGACTTCGGTAGGGGTAGCATGTGATTGTATCTCTTCGCCAAAACTTCCCCCTGCTGTGTGACCAGAGATTGGCTCGTCAAATACTGTATCTGCAATCAATAGACGGTGAGTGGCTTGTGAAAGAATATCAACTGTATCACCAACCGCCATAACAAATACACCGGGGTCTGCTATAAGTGTGATGGTTTTAGAAGACCCAACATAGTTCAAAACGTGACCAGTACAGTATCGAAACACCGTCGTAGTATCGTGTATGATAATACACATATCATTATATGCGTCATCATCAGATGACCCGTTTGCTAAAGTGAAACTGGTCTGCGAAGCTAATGTAGCGATAGTTGTTGATACCATGGTGAATGGCACAGACTCAGCTGCCACCCTCCCTTGAGGTATGATAATGAATATACTTGTATCATTAGGATTCGTTGCCCATGCCCTTTGCACCGATACTACCTTAGTACTCCCAACATAGTTCTTGATTCGCCGAGATTGCCCCGCACCAGTTCCGCCAATGATGCAAATTATAGCATCAATGTAGAGGTCATCAACTGCAGATGCGCCAGAGTCAAGTGTGATAGACCGAGCCTCTCCTGCCTGAGCAGTGCCATCCCGTATCAAGTGAGCAAAGCGACCAAAGGAGCCCGCTGCTACGTGGTCTGCTCGTGGCTCGTCCATGACTGCATCTGCTATTGCGGCAGCCGTCGGATCATTTAGTCCGGCAATCGAATCGTCAACTTCGGATTCAACTTCTGCTTTCATACCATCAGACATACCGCCCAAGTCACTCAATCCAGCACCAGCCGTACCAATCTCACCTGTATCAGTGCGTATCTCGTCCACCTGGTTCGCCATTTTGCCAACGGTCCCTGCATCAAGTTCACTCAAGCGTGCAGCAGTAACTTCGTGAGTATTCGCTAGTTTAGTATCCAGGTCAAGCTCGCCAGCGTCACTAATCGGAAGACCCCCAGCTGCGTCTGCTGCCGCCGCAGGAAGTGCGGTTCCAGTAAGTCCGCGCGTCGCAGAATATGCCAAATCAATCAAAACATTATTCAGTCCAGCAGCCCGGAACCCAACAACTGGTCCACGCCAAGGCAAAACGCCAGTGGCAAAACCAGTGAACCATCCAAATCCCTCAGTGTCATTATCAATCGTTCCACCACTAGCCGGTATCTCTAGCGTATACATACCATCGCCCTGATGTGCCCAGTCATGAATACCGCTGGTTGTTGGGGTTACAGCAGTCTGTGTAAATGCGCCTGCCGTGGTGACAAAGTTCCACACCAGGTCCATACCAGCCTGGTCATAGGTAATAGCAACTTCCCTGGTTTTAAAGTCAGTATCATCGGTAAGAGCCAAAACATTCACTGGCACCTCGGCCAGTGCCGCATCTACATCATACCAAATATCAGGCATAACTCACCTCATTGTTGCTGTGCATAGTAGTACCAGGGATTACCTTCCGCTGCCGCCTCTCCCTCTATCGCCACAGCCCACATATACTTGGCCGCAGGTTTGACCGCCGTGTAGTTGAGCGTCCAGCCATTCGCGTCGAGCGACACAAAGCTAGCCGTCAGCCCCGCGCTGCCGTCGTCGTCGGGCAACTGAACAGGCACATCATCGCTCAGTGACTGGGTGTCCGTGGTCGCTGCGCCATCATCAGCGCATCCAGACGTGGCGTAGGCATCGTCCTCATCAAACGCGCTCACCATCAGGGAGCCACCCAGAGCATCGGTATAGACCGTGTTCACCGCCTCGGCCATTGTACCGTGCAGAATCACCGCTTGGGGCGTGAAACTTGGTCCGATCTCTGCATCATTGCCTGTCTCGGTGGGAGTCGTGTGATCGCCTACCCAAGAGGCGACCGCCGGACCCGAACCGAAACGCAGGGCCAAATAGGCCCAAACCTTCGTAGTTTCTTCGCTTGCCGTGGCCGTAAATCCGTTAGCATCAAAAGTCCCCAAGGACACAGAGAGCCCTATCGCATCATAAATGAAGGCGCCTGTGACATAGGCATTCGAGTAGTAAACCGTCGTCTGCGCATCTGCACGGTTGTCCCGGTTGAATCCCAAAACACACCGTTGCGTGATACCGCTGGCCCTGTCGTTATGACAGACCCCGAAGCCCCACTTCATGTTGCTGCTCGAAATAGGCCAGGAGTTGTGATCATTGCCCAAGACGAATACCAAGTCTGGCTCAAATCCTGGCGCAGTAACGTCCACGGTATCGGTGCCAGGGAACTTGATTATGTCCACGTCGGCGGAAACATCCGTGCCTGCGAAGAACGTCACGGTTAGAAGCAACGCGCTGGTCGGGGCATCAGTGATGTTGATTGTGACGCCATTCGTAATCCAAGCGGAGAACGCCGCCTGACAGTCCACTGACCCCGTGGCTGGATCAACGACGTAGATAGGCACATCCTGGTTGCTGTAGCCAGTATTCGAAGTGGCGAGGTTATGTTGGTCCCAGCCGTTATGACACTTGCTGACTACGCCATCGGTGATTCCTACCATGAGCGAGAGACCGTCTGCGGCTACGCCGTCGGTAACGGCCCAAGACAGAAAGAGCATCGCCGCCTTGGGGGTCAAGCCACCCAAGTCGTCCGTGGTGATATTCTGTTCCCCTGTGTCCGTGTTCAGAGCGACACGGGTCGTGGCAACCGTCACACCCACCCTGAACTCCTAGATCGCATTGAGCTGCGCCCGAATCTCTGCGGCAGACATATAGCTGGGCACATCGCCCTGCTCCCAGAAGGTCAGGATGCTGCGGATACGATGCACGGCGCGGTCGCGGTGGTAGTCATCTGCATGTGCCGTGACCCGCCCCACTAGCGTGTCAAACTCGGCTTCGTCCTCGACGGTCATCGCGTAGAACGCCTTGACCTCGGTGACGGTGTGATAGCCGCCCAGCAGGCTGAACATCGCCTCGCAGAAGGGATTGAGCGCGATGTGCCGCGCGTTTGGCTCCCCTCCAGGATCATCCGATGGTATCTGACACAATCGCTCTACCAACGCCATATGACTCTCCTCCCATAATGGCCGTCGTGCTGATCGTCTTCTCGTCTACCCGTATATCATCTGGCTTTGTACTGATAATTCTAGGCATTTAGGATTAGCTAGCGCTGGCTGTACAAGTAATTGTCAGAGTGAGAGTATCGTCGTCATCAATAGTCTTGTCCCCAGCCGTGAATGCACCGCCACCGTAGAGCGTATCTACAGTTGCACCTTTGACTGATGCGGTACTAAGAAAAGCTCCACCAATAGTTGTATCGTCGGAAGAGATAGTAAAGACTGCTTTAGACGCTGTATTATCTACCGACTGTCCCGAAACTGCTCCCAGCACCAATGTCTGCCGAGCTGCCTCATCGTAGGCAGTAACCTCAACCCAACCCGCATGGCCTGATTCTTGGTCGCCCGCTGCAAAGGACGGCGTACCATCAGTCAAACCTATATACCAGGCAGCTGTGTAACCGCTACCCTTAAGGTGCTTATCTAAACTATCGTCCAATCCAGCATTCACTACCAGATTAAAGATAAAGTCTGTCCAGATAAGATCAAGCATCTCGGACGGAACTGACTGACCAAGTGCGCGAAGCTGACGTACCTGAAGCAGGTACTCCGGCTTAGGTCTATGACACACAACATCATAGCGAGTGGTCAATTGTCGTGCCAATATCGTTTGTGTATTCATTTCTCTAATTCCTCTTTGATAGTACTTTACGTCCATGCAACAACTGACCAGCTATGATAGCACCAGCAGCAATCTCAAACAATGCCTCCACCCACTCCTGCCAACCACTCGGTATCACGGCTATCTCGACATAGTTGAAGATTGTTACCGCCACTGCGAAAACAATACATGCTATAACTGCTGATAGCGCAAATGCAACTATTCGCTTCGCTTCAGCAGCAAGGCCGGCCAGAACACGCCATCTCTCGACAAGTTGGAAAGCGAGATATGCTGCTCCACCATCACTAATTATCCAGGTAATCGCACTAATCAATGTCACTTTGAGCCTCCTCATTCAGGTTAAATCTATACCCCGTGACTTTACAGCGCCGCCCATCTATTCTCTCGCGTTGTAACTGCGCCCTATCTACAACGCCATTATCTAAGCCTTCACGGATTAGAATTCGTGCACTTTTTACACCAACACCAAGCTCTTGCGCCCATTCTCTAGCAGTCTTAAAACCCATTGGCTCAACTTCATCATTCTGATCAATGAATTCTATTAATTCCTCAAGCGTAAAGCTCGGCCTAGCATTCATTTGACAACTTCCTTACACTTGGCAACGGCAAGGGGAACTTTTCCTCATCCACTTCAAAGCGCTTGCCATTATGAGTAATCTTAACATAGCCAATGTGAGGTAGCATTGAAGTGGCTTTACGGTAACCAAACGCTGTTTTTAATTGCCATGCCGGCGTTACAACTACACCTACATCTTCTCTAACGTATACGTGCCGATGCCTGTGCGAACGCACTACCAGTTTAACATTAGGCATTTCGTCCTGATATTCGCGAACCAACTCTGACAAAAGTAAAAGCGTATCACGTAGAGGTACTGTAGCCTCATACCATGGAACACTAGATGTGCCTATGTGATGTGCGAAATGAATTACATCTGTATTGTCCGCCCACTCTAAAAATAGTTCCCATTGAGTGTATTGACCAGTAGTTGGATTTTGTACAGCACCAATAGAACGTGCTAGCCGACTAACATCCTCAGAGCAGCGCCCCTCATGCCACTCCGTACCTCTAATCACATAGCGCTCACCAACTAATTCCATCAACGGTGCCAGTAGAAGTTCGGCAGCATTAGCCTGAATATCACCTCTATTAGTAATTAATTGACCGTCCCTCCAGCTTTTCCCCTGAATAATATCACCATTAATAACTAGTGTGGGCTTAGGCGAAATTGTTGCAATGTCCTCACACATCGCCTGCCAACATTCCATTAACCACTCTTGATACTTATTGAGTTGATAACGCCCGCCACCCTCCAATATGGCACCCACAGGCCATAGCCCTACAACTGAACCGACATGAAGATCACTAATTACAACTACACAAGTCATAGATAATCTGCCTTTCTCGGCTAATTGATGCGTGATTATAGCATAGTTTGCTCACGGTGTCAATGTCTGCTTGCGACGTTAATTACTGGCATCATCATCACTAACTTGTTCTATAACATAATTTAGCTTGGTTTCAAGGCGCTCCATGCCAACGAGAATCTCTAACCTATCTTTTCTTGCTTCATCATTGGCAGATTCTAGTGTTGTGATTCGTCGCCTATCATTTTGTATATCGGCTTGCGTTGTACCCCATGCAATGCCCATTGTTACAAATAAAGCTATGATAGTTATTACAGTAGCCAGCAACTTAACATGACTATGATTGTTTAGCATATTGTTTTATCCCACTGTGATTTCCGCTACTAGTTTCCACGTATCAGACTCAATCTTTAGAGCTACAAAACACTTCTCGCTAGGCTTATAAGCAAGACAGTATGCAAAAGCTGCACCCGACACATAGCGTTCCTGAAGCCATATGTAACCAAGGGCAAGGCATACCTTCCTAGTGGCGGGAAATACATAGTAGTCATTACGCATTAAGGCTGATTCAGTGGCCGTAAATTTTTGCCCGGATTCTTGACCGTAGTAGTGATTAAGGATTTGACGGTAATTCGCTCCTCGCCTCGCCATTTCCCTAGCACCATACTGGCACATGCGTCCAGGCCATTGCTTATCCAAGTGCCCATTCTCACCTTTACAGAAAGGACAGTTAGATAAACCACACTTGTTAACGTACATTCCACTACTTAGCCAAAGTTCGCCCGTAGTTTCACGAACGGCTTGATCGCTGCGGTCGTGAATTGTTGCTACGTTATAAACCTGGCAATGTGTTGTATTACAAAGATGTGCTTCAGTACCATGACGCGGAGATTTCATTGCACGATCAGCGTAAGTTCGTGCGGCCACAGCTTGGGCCTTTAGGGCTTCCATGTGCCAAGAAGCAGGCATCTCGGCAGGCACAACGGCACGCAGATACTCCTCTAATCGTATACTTGTAACAATAGACCCTTGTAAGAGCAGAACCTTGTCCTCACGATAAGCGTTACGAACGTACTCAGCTAGTTGGTTCTCGATCCTACTCCCTACAATATCAAAGGTTTGCCAGTCCCTCTTTGCTCCAGTCTGGAATATGGCGGCCCACTCAATCTTGCTATCCAACTCAAGTTGACCATCATACTCTACCAACCAATGAAAGTATGCGCCCTGATCTTCGACACTCCAGAAGCCAGCATTAGAAGCATTTTTCTCAGCCAGAGCTACATCCCAACCAATCTCAGTTAGAAAGATTGTTGGTATTCTATATCCCAAGTCTTTCAGAATCTCTATATCGCGCCGATAAACAAAAACACACCATGGACTCCACTCCAGCCCCGGCTTTGCATATTCATGTTTACCTAAGATTGCGTTTGGTTGTGCCAGTGGCTCCTCGTAGAACCGCCATAATTCCGGCAACGGACGTGTAGGGGCAAAGTTGCCAATGATAACATCGAACTCCTCACGCGCCATCAATCGGCATAGTTCAGCCTCACATGCTGCCAAGCCCTTCATTTCATCAGCATCGTGAATAATTCTCTCATTTACACTCTCAAGAGTGTTAACGCCCAGTACATTTCGCCAGTGATTTGCGTCACCAATTAGTGCATCAAAGAGACGACGTGCGCCACTCGTACCATTCCTGATACATTCAGAAGCAATATTATCTGTCCAGGTGCGGTGCCAGACAAAGGGTCGGTTAAAGCCAACATCATCATATGCTGAGTAAATGTCATCACGAATAAACTCAGGCGAGGTAGTTCCCATACATTTAAGCGCCGGGTATAAAGCATGACGTAGGTGATTCTTGCATTCATCACTAGGCAATTGTATATGTCCCGCTAACTTTGTCACTTATCTTCCACCTTTCTTAAACATACTTGCAGGTGCCAATGATTCTGAATTGAATGACGGTTGGTATCAATTTCTACTAATTTATAACCCCTCTCGCGACATAGTGCACGCGCTACACCCATAGCTATATTTTGCGTATAAAGTACTACACCATCAGAAACTCTATTACAACTCACGTGCTCGTTTGGTACAGCCAGTAGGCGCAGATCAAACTCTTTCTTATCTAAATCTACAGCTACGACAATATCAGGTGAAACATATAACCACTCTGTTAAGTGAGCCTCGGGCAAGTGCGTGGCCAACATACAAAGGGGGCAGTCCATTATATTAACCTTTCTTTATAGTTTCTATACTTGCTTCTAGTATCTTTATGAAGGCTTCGTTGGTACCATTACTTGTTAATATTCTAATGTGGTCATTTACACATAGAATTGTTATCATAATCTCAGCTTCATTTGGTAATATGTGCTGCTTTACTTGCTCGCGCAGCTGTGAGTTCTCACGCAGCAAACCAATCATTTCCTCATTAGTCGTCTGTAACTCACTAGTTAACAACTCGCATTGTTTACATTCTGGCATTTAAGTAACCTTTCCCGCGCAAGCATCAATGAGGTCCATGATCGCTTCCTTCTGTGCCAGATTTAGCGGTACAGGGTTATCCTCACTATCTGGCCCTTCAGTAGCAGACCAGTCGTGATGTAGCATTAGCCCGTGTGCCCACTTTAGCATGTCATCACTAATGCTATATTCAGTCACTGCAGCACTATTACCAGTATTAAGATCATCCCAAGTAATACCACGTGGACGACGCGGTGCCTTCTCATCATCCTTGTGCTCATCGCCCCAAACCTTCATGGCGTCTTGCCACTCGCGCATTTCCTCCATTGATTCCTCGGCCAACTTGTCAAATTCTTCCCAAGCCTGCCGAACCTGGAATCCACGCCGTATAGCACGAATGTTGGAAAGTTCTACACTCGTTAACTTCTCATCAGTTTTCGCCCCTATTGACATCAAAAAGTTTCGTAACATACAACGTTGTGCGATACTAAGTGAAATTTGCGACACTATGCTACTCCTAATCTAACTTCATAAAAATCATCCGACTTCGCCCATAACTCACCTACTGCTGCACCAGCATTTGCTTGACTTGTGCCGGTCTTCATGGCTGGCATTAGGTGGCCACCATCTTTCAAGATCGTCTCTCGCAGTGTGTTTTCAGTGTAAAGTTCAATTATGCCACCAGCTATGTTTCCTGCTACCAGTCTCACTTTCCCCGGATGTGCACCATGTTCGTTACCGGAGACGATGATCGAAGCCCCACGAGTCGCGTCGCTGGTGCCACCGCCGGTCAGAGCGGTCTGTTTAGTGTCCGATCCGTCCGCAGTGTCGGCTTTCATAGAGAAGGTGGCTGCGCTGTAGGAGATGGCTCCTGCAAGGACAAGATTCAGCGCGACGGTCAAACCGTCATCAGTCTTGAGCATGTTCGCTGCGCTACGGTACAGGTTCACGTCTGACCAGTGAAGATCTTTGCCGTCCGCGATAATGATGTCGTCGCCGACGTCGAGACCACCATCGATCTTTACATTGTCCGGCGTTCGCATCAGATTAGCCGCAGAACGATACCAAAGCGCGTCTCCACCAAGTAACAGTCCTGCAGTAGATCCTTGTAACGGAAGAGCCAACTGACCAGCACGACCTAGACCGAGAATCTCGGAGTCGTCCGCTTTGAGAACCTGAAATCGCGAGGCTGCGAAATCCTCGATTATGTTACTAATCGTGTAGCTATCCAACTGGATATAACCAGTTGCATCATTAGGCTCTCTGAAACATTCAATAAAACTCATACCTCCGCCTAGCGAGTGGGCTTCGAGGCGGATGGTGCTCTCATGTGTGGGATAAGAGTCTGCTTCAATGTAGATATTTGAGTTTGTATCGTGATCAGGATGAAGAACATACAAACTCACGTATGAATCAGTTTCAGTTATCAACCCCCGGAGCCTCCCAAACACGTCCCCCGTACTATCCCTAAACTTGTAGGCCCTAGTATCACTATAAGTGTCTGAGACTTCGATTCCGATCCCGCCGGAATTGAGAAAAACCACGCCAGCGCCAGCTTCAATAGCGCCTGTCACTGCATCGAATTTCGCCTGCAATACATCAACGAGCAGACCATACATCCCCGTGCGATCAATCCAGATACCCGTACCTGTTGCAGGCAGGCCGTTTGGATCAGCTATAGGTGGCGTCGAGCCGATGCTGATAGCACTGTTCTCACCAGGCATGGTCAACTTCTTGGTGATCTCGGCCCCTAGGGCGGCGTCGAGTGTGATGACCGCATTTCCGCCGCTATCCTTCACCGTCAGGATGCCAGCCGAGGTAAGCCCTATCCGTTCTTGCGAATCTGCCCATAGTCCAAGGGAACTGCTCGTGGCTTTGAGGTAATTGTTTGTACTACCTCTGAGATAGACGCTCGTGCCGTCATACAGAAGCTGAGTACCATTAGCCACACCTACACGGAACTTGTACGTAGCAGGATCTCCATGCCTGCCCATCCAGACACCGTTGCCGCTTTGAATGGCAGTAGCTGAACCTACCGCCAGATAAGGTGTCGTCGGCTCAAGGTGTATTCGAAGATTAGCCCCGTCGTAGACTTTCACTTGAAGGTTGAATATATCAAAGCCTTCGGAACTAAGACGCATATACTGGTCGCCACTGGCTTCGTCGTGACCTTCGCCCGCGAAGAGCCCGTATTCATTCGGTGTACCAAAGATGCCATTTAGGTTGCCAGTCCGAGTCCGTACTATTCGATCATACCAGGGATGCTCGTCCCACGTTACAACCTGCGCATAGGGACTGTTTACACCCATTAACCCATCAATAGCATTGACCTCGTGGTAGCCCATACCAGTAGTGCCAAAATCAAGTGCCAATGCGCCTCGCTTAACAACGGTGCTTGTGCTCATATAGCCAGCCGCAGGGTGACCATTAACTGTGCCACTCAGCCTAGTAAAAGTCCATCGTTGTTCGGGCGGATCGCTCTGAGGAGACGGAAAGTACGGGGCACTGACGGTGCCGAAACAATTGGTGATGTCCAGTCCGCCGCCAGACCGAGAAAAGTTGCGAACCATCACTGTATCCCCGGTTACAAAAACCTCAGCGGCGGGGAATCCTAAGAAACATTCCACCCAGAGATATGCTGTGTTACCTGCTGCTGGGGCTGTGAAATCCCGCGAAAGCGGTGCTACGCTCTTGGATATAATCTGCCCACCCGCCAAAGCCTGTTCTAGGTCAGCGATAAATGCCTTGGCGTGCATCTCGTCCACGTAGAGGTAGCGAAGGTCGGCTGCGCCTCCATAGGTGATGTGCCATCCCGTGGTTTGGCTGGCATAGCTCTCTGATTGTATCGTTACACTTTCCTGGAACTTAAGGAGATTGCCTGTGGCTGAAATGTTTACATCATCAGTACCTTCGATCTCTATACACAAATACTTGGCCGCGTCATATCCCAGACGCAACTGCTCGTCAGTCCTAATTACATGTATACCAGCGCTTGGCGATGCAACACCGATGCCAAGTATTGCGCCCATAACGGCAATGTAACCGGCAGTATAAAACTCTATTCTCTCATCGGAGCTACCAATGCCAATACTCTTGCTATTAGCCAATCGAATTTCACCCGTACCAGAACCGGTAGCCGTACCCATATTAAGTCCAATAGATATAGTAAGTGAATCATCGGTTTTAAGAATATTCACTGCACCACGATATAGGTTTACATCAGACCATAAAATCTTATAAGCATCACCAATTGTTACATCAGCATTAAAAGTCCAAGACCCAGTAATAGTCTCTGTATCACCATAGTTGGGATATACGGCACCGTGATCGTCGTCGTCTAATGAATCAGAGTTAAGGTTCCCGTGATCTATATTGGCTTCGATAATAGTAAGCTTAAGCTGATTAGTTTCAGCAATAGACGTGAGGATATTATTACCACTATATATCTTAATATAGTCTGTGGCACTAGGCGTGATAGTAGTATCGCTGCCATCGCGTAGCCCAATAAAACCAGTGTGGTGCTGATCGGCACTGACACTACCTATATTACTGTGAGGAATCTCTCTACCATCCCCACCGCCCCCATGTCTGTGTCCTAAGGTGGAGCTTAGAACGTCATCGCGTAGGTTATTATATTGGGCGATAACTGCTTCATCGCCAACGTTAATTGGTGAAGATTGTGCCATTAGGCCCTCGGAAGAACTGTAACTGTCAGTGTTCGCGCTGTAATATAGCGTGTATTAACACGGTCGGCCGGCCGACGGAATTGTACTTTAACAGTGGCAGTACCAGCAGAAACAGCACTATGAAACCAAGTTGCAGATTTTAGCGGCATGTATGTATCGTGTCCGCGCAATTCATAAGTGATACTGCTCGCTGCACCTACTAGAGACTTTAACTCACCAAGATCGCCAGTGCTAAAAAGATCGTCAAAGTTGAATGAGAAACTCACTATCATATCACAGGTTGCACCTGTTGCTATAGATAGCGACATTCCGCCCACATCATTCCAGTTGGAATTATCGGGCATAGCCCAGTTATTAACTCCAGTACCACAAGCCGTTCCGGCACTAGCTGCTACATCACGCACGTCAGCACGCAAGTTATTATACTGGCTAGCATATAGATTATTACCAACTGCAACATCACTTGATAACATATCTCTACCTCATATAGGTTACTAAGAGAGATGCGTCACTGCCTACTTTTACGCCACGGAAGTTAATGAGGTTATTAACACCATAAACAGTAATCACATCACCAATAGCCAGTAGGTGTCCGACACTTGAAGATGGGTCGCTACCATCAACGCGAAAGCGTACTGTAGCAGTCTCTACGGAAAACATCGCCGCAGCGCCAGGTAAGCTATCTGTGGGAACGACTACGCTTCTAGTAAAACCTATAGGTGTGCCTGAAACAGTAATAGCTTCATAAGCAAATGCCTCAAGCGGAACCTCCCAAATTGCCATTTCATTCTCCTTCTAATCCCAAAAGTTACAGGGCTATCTTAATTAGTATCAAACTGGAGGTACCAGTAAGACCAACGTACCTCCCCATACTGTTTCTCTATAGTGTGGGTAAAAGCATTGTATTCCCATAGCGTACCATTCTCCTTGAAAATCCTAATTTTGTCAAGGCATTCTGTAGTAGCAGCTGACTTTGTTACTTGCGCTTGAAAGCTAACAATGTTATTAACATTTGCTACGCCTACTTTGCTGTTATAGGTATTGACCACTTTAGAGAACCAGTTCCACCCATCAACTAATGAGCTAATGGGAACATCGTAGCGGTAGCTGTCGCTTGTAGGCGTTGTAGCATTGCTGCTAAAGTAGAAGCTTATATTAGTACCTGTGAGTCTACTTACATCATCAATGTAGTACCAGAACTGAAACTTATCGGTCTCGGCAAATACATTAGTGTAGGCATCAAAATGGTTAGTGTTCTTAAAGGATACAGTAGCTGTACCACCATAAGCCGAAACTGAAGCATCGCCCGCACGAACAATAACGGTTTCGGCCTTAACACTTGGTTGCTCTGATGTCCAGCCAGCCGTACCATCACAATTATCGAGAGTTGATACTATAGCATCATCATAAAACAACCCAATCTCGGTCCAATCACCAACGCCAACCTTCGTATTGAACTTAGCCGAGTATCGAACTTTAGCTGTACCATATCCCCAGTCATATGTAAAGATTACAGGTACGCGTTCGAGTTCGTCAACAAGCGCTGTCGGCGTGCCACCAGCCGAACCAAGGCCAACAGCAATGTAAGTGGGCCAAGTCGCGCCCCACTTTCCATACACTGTCCCAGGTGCGCCCCACTTAGTATTCTTTGTTGCCGTCCAATCACCAGATTCAGCCCACTTATATGGGTAGTCGTATGTTGGCTCATCCGCAACAATAACCCACTTTTGGACGGTACGGTGTGCTGATTGTGGTTGTACTCTTTGTGTACGATCATATATCCGAGCTAGAAAATCCTCGATGCCCCGCATTATTCTCGTAGCCTCGTAGAGAACTCTATGTTCGTCATAAGAATAGTACCGCCATCAGTAACTTGAATGATCTTCTTAGTAACAGATGTTATAAAAACCGTTACAGCAATTTTATCACCGCTATCCCAGTCGCCACGCCCGCTTATCACCCAGTGACGAATATCATAAATGTCGCGGACTTTCGACTTGATCTTAAAGTATTGTCCGCTTCGCCAACCCGTCATAGTAGTAGTGTTAGAGGGTTCGTAGATGCTAAAGCCCCCTGAAATTAGTGGCCACGCATGAGAATCAAGCAGCATATTGCCATAGAACTCTATGGGGTCATAGCCGGTATCTGACGGGCTATCTATACGATAATCAGGGAGACTAATCATTACTTGGTGTTCACCGTCAGAGCCTTCACGCCTTGCCATTTCATTAATCGAATCAGGGTCCATAAAGACGGCAACACGGTCGGGAATTGCGTAATCGAAGGATACTTTAACGTAGTCACCACTTGCTGGCATATCAGTAGTGGGAAAGCGTACTCCCCAATTCATCACGCATACATAGGCGTAATTTGCTTGACCCTCAATAGACTCTGCACTTCCATCCAGCGGGTCAAGCGCTAGAGTTTTTGTTACCCATTCATCCTCACCATGTTTAGTTTCCACCGTCATATCAACTTCATTCATTGGTGGCATGGGGAGCTTAAAGAATGACTGTGCGCCATCAGCGAGAACATTATGTTCATATGCATTATCACTCTGTTGCGCATAGTCTTTTATGATTACTACATTAAAGAGACTAGAGACGTCTTCTGTTACCGTTACACCACCTATCTCAAGGTTTGCATCAAGGTCGAGTATGTTGCTATATGTTCCATTATTCAGCGGCGAAGCATTGGCGGATACATCACTATCAGGAAAGAAATAAATCTTTGGTCGCCCTGCTACAGATGCGTCGAAACCTACATACCATGCATATCCAGTAGCTTCTGATAAACGGTCAAAGATACCTGACGCGGGCTCGTAGTCATAACCTTCTTTGGGAACGTCAAGACCAGTTGCAATATTATCATCCCAGTTACTATAGTCTGTAAAGTCCGGTGCAAACTCCTGAAGAATGGTCTTGATTCGCGTGCCGGCTGCACCCTCAGCATATTCCTGTTTAGCGACGAGTCGGCGATCAAGAAAAGCTGTATAATCCGAAACAATAACATTTACAAGCATAGTCTCGGGATTCTGAAAAGAATCATCAGTTGTAGCAACAACACCTTCAAACTCTCGAGTACTATCTATAATCAAAACCACTACATTGCCAGGCTTGGGCTTTGCCACAGTTTCCGCATCCAAATCAGCCCAGGGAATATACATATCGAACTCTAGGCTATCCCCCATAGAAGCAGCGCCATCCTGAATAGATATAGTCGGAATGTTAACGTAGGCTGTTACATCAACGTTATCAAGCTCTATAGCTACACCCATCTACCTAACTCCTGAAACTGCATGTCGTCTGCGCAGCTTACGCATAAGTTCAACTGAGACTAGGTCAGCCACTTCACGTATTCCCCCAGCACCTACAATAGTATTTCCAGTTACGAAAACATTAACTTCTTGCCCGGCAGCCCGTGTATTCTGTAGCGGACTAAATGTGAAGGCCTCCGCACCTCTTTCGCCTGCCAAGAAGAGTGTCGGCTTACGAACAATACCACTGCCACCGCGTTGCATTGGCGTTATAGGGATTACCTCGCCAGTTGTGTCAATCTTAGCTTTAATAACTATATCACCAATACCTTTTAGGAGAGCTTTTCTAATTTTCTTGCCTACTTCTTCCAAGCTTGTTAGCAAGCTTTCAAGGTTCGTTTCTATACCGGCTTGAAGCTCAGACATTAGATTCACACCCCATGCATTAGAATCAAGGGCTGTAGTAAATAATCCTATTATGTCATCACGAATTCCTGTTAGAACAGGGTATAATGATTGCTCTGCGTAACCAGCTTTGACACCTTTTTCATAGGCATTCATAAGACCCTCGCCCCAAGATGATGCATCTAAGTCAGAAGATAACGAAGATTCTATTCCATCCTCTACTTTTGCTAAACCGAGTATTTGTCTCACCGCAAGTGTAGGAAGAACACCTAGCGGGAACTCCCATATGAATGCTATGGGAATTTTTAATAGGTTTGCCGGTGTTATTTCACTCAAAAACTCATTCCACGCCTCCTTGACTTTCTCCCAGGTATCCGCAAAATCAGATTTAAGTGCTTCACGATAATCCTCGTCAAGGGCGAATCTAATAGTAGCATATATTGTTAGTGCTGCCTCAAGGGTAAGGACGAGGGCAAGGAGGGCAACGGGAGCTTTTAGTAGAACGGGAGTTCCAGCAAAGGCTGCTATAAGAGCATCTTTTATACTTGTAAGGAGATTTGCGGTAAGAGCTATTGGGTACGACATAGCAATTCTAAGTAATATTAACGATAGAACGGTCTCTATAGGGTGCTCGTCAATCCAGGCCCAAATTTCTTCTTCAACAAACTTATTCCAAGTCTCCTGCATCTTCTTAGGCGCGAACGCATTAATGAGAACATGAACAACACCAAGGACAATGGCAGCACCTATAGCACCTATAATAGCGGCTTTAATTGCAACACCAGCAGCATAAATAACAAAGTGTGCAGCACGCATAATAAGGTGAAATGTTCCACTGGCAAGCTTTAAGGACCACTCAAGCCCAGCCTTAGCTAAGGTAATTGCAGATTGTACAGCCCACCATAGCCCGGCAATTGTTGCAATAGCCGTTGCAGTAATAGCAATTGAGGTTAGAACGGGATGTTCTTCCATCCATGCCTTTGTCTCGGGAGAGTTTAACCACTCTGAAGCTGAGTTCCAAAGAGATTGTACTAGGCCCTTTAGAAAGTTCCATACGAAAGCAAGAAAAATACCAATAGGGTTTTCCTCAAAGAACTCTTTAAGCGCTGGCTTTACTGTCTCATTCCACCACTTCTTAATAGCCGGACCAATATTTAAGATAAAGCCCTTGATACTAACCCAGGCATTGCGAAAAGCATCTAAAAGTTCTTTAGGGATAAGCTTACGCAACATATCACTGATTGGCTTGAGTAATCTACCGAACCATGCAAAGACCTTGCCAAGACTGCGTACTAACCCAAGCATCCATCGCAATCCATGCACACAAAGACGCATGAACTTAAGGAAAAGCCAGAGAGCTGCCACTACACTCTTGCGTATAATGTCGGCTAGCATTTGAATCTCAGGCGCAAACTCCTTTAGTGTATCATCCATTAACTTAAGGGTGCCGCGCCAGTGCGAAAGTACATCCTCAGACGCCCAAAGAGCGCGCGCAAGCGTAACTAGTGTTGTTGCAAAGTTAGCCAACTTTACCAGCAGTGGTCCAAAGAACTGCTTCCAAATCGGATAGAGCATGATACGCGTAGTGGCCAGTAGGCTCTCGCGAATCCTGCGAAGGGAAAATGTTGTACTTTGAGATACATCCTCGTAAACTTTCCCGTAGCGCTGCATAATTTTCATTTGAATGAATTGTGCTACGGCAGTACGGTTCGTAGTATCTACCATACTTTTATTAACGTGAATGCCGATACGGTGTAGTGACTTCAGGCTAGCACTCTCAGCGCCCACAGCGCCGGTAAAAATCCGCGAAGCCTCCTCAACTTTAACGCCGAGTGCTGTAGCCAAAACTCCCATGGTATCAACAACTTCATTAGAGCCAAGGCCGGCCTTAGTTAGAATATCCATCGACTTAGTAAGGTCATCAAGCGTTGTTCCGTACTTAATTGCCTTCATCTGCGCATAGACAAACATCTTTCCAGCTTCAGCTAGATTGGTAGAAAGTCCACGAAGTTTGTTGATTGCCTCCTCTACAGTAGTGCCGGTATCGCGTATAGCTTTACTTAGGCCCAAGAAAGCTTTTGTCAAACCACCTACAGTGATAGCGAGTGCTGCTGTAACCAGGGCAATTTTCGGTATGCTAAATCCGAGAAAAGCAAAAGAGTAAAGCAGTCCACGAATATTACCCTGAAGTGCGTTCATTGACAAGATGAGACCTTGCATAACCGACGACATCGGTCGCAACCTTGCAACTGTTTCCCAAATCTGGTTCTTAATATAACGGAATCCACGCGCACTATTACCAACAGCACCACTAAGGTCTGAAGTGGCTTTCGTGCTAGTTACAGCGGCTCTCGTAGATTCGTCTAGTGCCTGTGAGTGTTCAAGGATTGTACGTATTGTACCTTGTAGGGACTTACGAAATGCCTCGGTTCGCGTTGCATTCGCTTGTGTGGCTGTCCCCAATTGCATAGTATTGGCCGCCGCACCTAATCCCTGTTTTCCCAGGCCCTCCAATTGTGGCAAAAGCGCAGCAATTTCATAAGCCATTTTATTTAGTGCGGCTGGCGTAATTCGCGCTGTAGTGGCACCCATCTTTTCCATAGAACTCGCTACTGCTTCTAATGACGCTTTATACAACTTGCCGGCATCAGTAGCATTTTGCATATTTGCTGCATTTGCCTTAAAGCCTTCACCGACCTGACTAATGGTTTGGCCAATTCTATGACGAAGCTCAGCAATACCTATCAGTGCATAAGTGGCTTTACCAAGCTGGTCTAAACCTTGTATGCTGACTTGCGTAGCTCGGTTAAGACCAAGATATGTTTTTGCCAGTTCTAGGTTGGCACGATTGGCAGCACGCGCAAATAGTGCGTCCTGCTGTTTCTTCTGTGTAGCTAATTGGGCAATTGGTGCATATTGGCCAAGCACATAAGACATTTTATCTGTCAAGTTCAACCATCGCTCAACAGTCGGTATACCACCCTTTACCTGCCCAACAAACCCTTGTCGCCCTCCACCAATCGCCCCACGCATAACCGCATTAGTTTTTATGAGTGTTTGCATTGATGGTATAAGCTTATCAACTTCCTGCTTTAAGAGTTTGTACTCTACGCCTAAAGTTGTTGCGGGTTTTCGTCGCGATAGCTCAGTGATTTTATCCGCGACCATAGAGATATGAGGCACAGCCACTCTTGCCTCTTTAGCTGTGTCGGCAAACTGTTTACTTATAGACGTTATACCACCAGTGGGGGCGCGTCCAATAGCAGAATCTATAGTTTCTCTTAGCTGACTACCAACCCGCTTGAGTACATTTTGGCCGGTTGCAGCTATATCTATGATTAGTCCAAGCCTAGACGCCATGCGCTTCTCTCTCTATTCGACTAATAATAAGATCGGTAGTGCTATCGGCACTCTGCTGTGCATATAGGATAGCCTCTGTTACTCCACGTTCACTCCAAAAGTAAGCATCAAATCCTTCCTCGCGTACATGCTCTAAAAGTAAGTTAAAGTACTTTATATTTCTATCATACGCCCAAACTTTTAAGCGGTATTCGTAAGCATCGTCAATGTCCTCATAACCACCGAAGTCTAGCCTTTCCGCATAATCAATGGGACTCACGCCCTGTAAACCACTGGCCGGCCCCACCCTTGGGTCTACACGGGTTGTAATCCAAGTTCCCTCGGGAATAGACGGCACTCCCTTGGGATGTGGATGTAGCAAGCCTGGACTTATTGTAACTCTAAGAGACGATGCTAGTGCACCTGTGTATTTATTCTTCTCTAAGTCTTCCCGCCACATATCGCGGCATAGTTCGCCAATGTCTCTGCAGTACTCAAATATATGATCATTTGTAAGTTGGTATCCTCGATCAGATAGGACCTGAGACATTCGTCTCCAAATTGGCTGAAACTTAAAGACTACCCTATAATTACCGCTGCGTATGTCTATGTGTTCGCTTCCCACGTGTTTTCCCTTGCTGCTCTCTTACCTTATCTACTCGCCCTTTAGCACTAAAGTACTCCTTAATCTGTAGATACCTCTTCAGCGAGACCTCCTCGTAAAGCTGTTTCTCAGTCCAACCAAAATGCTCCATAACCTGTATTTCAGAGAACCAAGATGGTACGGTTTCACCCGTTCCCATTAGGGCGTTGAAGAGGAGTTCTCGCTCTCGGGAGGGACATCAATAGTCTTTGCCTCCTGCTTAAGCCACTCACTAATCTTGCCAAGAAACTCAGTGGGTAGCTTATCAATTACGCTAGGGTCTTGTGAAGGAAGAGGCATCGGCTTATCATCGTCCTTTTCAGGATCAGTAATGTTCCAATCTACGATTAGTTGACACATAAGCGCACTGGAAATCTCGAAGGTTTCCTCGTTAGTAAGCTCATCCTCATCCATGCCCATTTTTTCTTTGGCCATACCAACACTTATGGTATCTACGGAACGCATGATAATCCAAAAGTCAGGAATACCTAGATCATCAAAGTTAAACGTTTTAGTCTTATTAGCAAAGTATTTCGCCCACACTCCCATTACTTATCTCCTCTTGGTTTGATATTTAGTATTATTGTATTGCCACTTCTACGCATTCTGTAACGATACTTAGATGAGTTCCAAACCTGCTCGGCCACATCTTTCATTTCTGCAATACTCTTTCTCCGCAGCGATTCAATTATACGCAGTCGTTCTAATAGGCTTACGGGATAATGTGCGCGACGACTAATAATTATCGGCTTGGGAATAAGTCCACGACCAGCCCAAAACTTTAGCGTGCGTTCCGTAATATTCATCCCGCTTTGGTTTGCTAGTTCTGCAAGTTGGCCACGACTTACTAATACTGTCTCTGACACACTACTGTTAGCTTTCGTTGAACTGAAAAAGGAACCTTTAGAGTATTCTTCCAGTTCCTTATTCAGATTAGGCTACATAACTATCTTCGGCGTTCTTCATGGTAAACTGACAGTTACCAACATCAGTCGTGTTGTAAAGCGCACGCATAGTGTATGCAAGAGTTAGGTTGGGACCGCTGCGATCAATCTCAGCAGCACCGTCACCAAAGTCCATATTGGTAGCTGTAAATACCATTTCTTTCTCAGCCGTACCAGAGCCATAGCCCCAAGTCAACCGGAACTGTTCTTGATCCTTATTCAAGTATCTGTTATAGTCGTCATTAGAATCAAAGAGCAACGTTACGCGTCCAGTGCACTCAAGCGGACCGGCAACAGCAGTGCCGGGGTCCTGTGTGTCACCATCAACCCAAACTAGGTTAACTTCACGACTTAGCGTCAACTCACCTTCAATGATCTTGCCAAAAGCCGCAGTTCCCGAACCCACTATAGCACTAACATGCCAGCCTCGGAACGGAGACGTGGTTGCCTCAGCGTCAATTGTACCAGCGCCAGGATCAGTCTTGCTTTTACCCACTACTGACGTTGAATATCGTAGCAATCCTTCAGCAGCATTGAAAGTAAGCGAAAGCTCAGAAACCATACAGCCACCATAACGGTAAGTCTGAATAGCATTCTCGTCTTGGAAAGAAAACGAAGGCGGGTATGAGCCAACGCGAAAAGTGTGGCTATACGGCGCGGCAGTGCCTGAAACTCCGGCGCTACCCATAATGCCATAAAGTAGGTAACCAAACTCTTCGGGATAGACATTACCCTCAAAAGAACCCTCAACATGCGTAACACCCTGATAAGCAGCATAATCAAGGACAGGCGCACCACGCATGTCCTGATCTAGCAACTGCTCATAAGCAACAGTAAAAGAAGGCGGCGCAACGGGCAATAGAAAAGATGGCGTAACAGTACCACCCCAACTAGACTCTCGCCCAAAACCAATTTTAGTCAGGTACGAAATTGTCATTTCATTACCCCTTCTAGGAAACCGCTAAAGAGTAGTTTCCTCATTTCCCCGGTTGTAATATAATATCATAGTTTGCTAGTGAAGTCAACTGACCACTGTTAACTAGCGGTTACTTCAAAAATACAGGGGCCAGCATCATCGGCATCATAAAGTGCACGCGCGCTATAAGTAAGACGTATTTCTGTACTTGTTCGTTCTATCTCAACGGGACCATCACCGAAGTCCATATTTTTCGCTTGGAAGTATAGGGTATGCACACCCCTTGTCCACGTAACCTCAAACTCTTCTTGAGTTTTATTAAGGTAACGATTTAGATCAGAATCACTATCCCAAAGAATAGTGATAAGACAAGTAATGCCTAATAGTCCTGAGTGAATAGTTGATGGTGCATCATAAAGGTTACCGAACTGTAACGCTGACTCACGTGTAAGAACTATTTCAACGTCAGTTACTTTATTAAGAGTGGCTGGGTCACCAAACTTTGCTGCTGCTGACCAGCCCAAAAATGGACTACCAAGGTCAGGCATTGCCCCCCAACCACCACCACTACCACCGCCACCGGTAGCCGGTCCCCACCGCGCACCATCACTCCACTTAAAGTGGCCTTCTTCAGCATCCCACTCTTCGACGCTACTAGCCCACTTTATTACGTCAACGGCTATCGCCCCCCAAGTCATATCTTGACCCAAAAGCCCAGCACTCCAAACAAGTACGCCGCTCTCAGATGAGTAAGATAACTGGAGTTCATTTACTAAGCAACCACGATACCGCTGAATATCATCGCCCGCGGTAATATCTAAGTCCTGAACTTGGAAGGATAATGAAGGTACAGAGGTGCTAAGTCCATACCGAGTTCCACCGCCAATAACTTCTGCTGACCCCATAATACCTTGAACAAGAGAGTCAATAGATGTTGGATATACCATACCGCCAACTTCTATGGCTGCGTGCTGTGGTCCGGCATAAGACGCAAAATCGAAAGCCGCAATTCCTCTTACGCCTTGATCTAGCTCAACACTCTTCTGAATATATAAATTAGCACTAGATACAGGCGTTCTTGCCGATGGTGGATTGAAGATGCCAAAGTCATCTTCTATCTTCCAGCCCACAATTGACCGCATTATGCTAAGTATGTTACGCTATCATGGCGGCGAACAGTTATGCGAATACGGCAGAAGTGACAGGGAATACCAAACCAATCAACATCTGCAATACTTTGAGTGTGCGCGGGACCAGCAATGTATCCTTGCTCGACCTGACCAAGTGTTATCTCGGCCATAAACTTAGCGTGAATTCCTTCTATGATATTGTTAAAAGCTATCAGACTATCACGATCTACATAATTATAAAATCCAGTAATCTCAAACGTGTCTTCACGATTATACTCATTCATGGCTAGCGTAGCCGGACGGTCACCACCACGCGTGTCTCGAATTGCAATCCTTAAGAGAAACCAAATGTTGACACGCTTCTGTGGAACTTGACCTGGTATACTTGTAAGGTACTCGTCTAGCTGAGCCCTAGTTCTGATATTAGGCTGCCAGTCTAAAACCGTCCCTATACCAGAGACGGCCTCCAATCGTTCCTTAACGTAGTCGCGAATGTCTTCCCACTCCATATTTACATATCCCGAAAAATAGCATTATAACGTGTTACTGTTGACCTAACAGCGGCAGCGGGTACAGAACTCTTAGCATCAATACCCATCAGCATTTTAAAGTTGAGAAGGAAATGCCGAGAGATACCACGCCACTCATCACTCTTTGCGCGGTAGTTAACCATGTTAGCTTCATAGGTAGACTTACGAGTTCCACCATAGAGACTAGCAAGTTCTGATGCTAACATAGATGCGGCCAGTTGACAAATAGCCTCGAAATCAGCAGAAGGTACAGTGTCAGTTGTATTATCTACGGTATGCGGAGCCGTGTAGGACATACGTGCTGTATATCCAGTAGCGGGAGTTTGCAAGAGTCTTAGTTGAAAGTTGCCAGCAGTACCACCATAGAGCATAAATAAGTTAGTGTCTAAATACGTAGGCGTTTGTTCACCTTGCGGATACTCTACTCCTTCAACAATTGACCAATCATATATGAATGTACTTGGAAGGTCAAAGGAGTACGTAGCACTATCACCAGCATAGTCATATGCAAGGTGTCGCGGCTTTAGACGAGAGTAGGTACGCACTGCCGCTATCACAGCAGAACGAGTTGCAGAAGTGTCATCTAACTCATCTTCTGCATTTGGTATAAGTGAACGAAGTCTATCTTGATACTCATTGATAGTTGACATAGTAAAAGCCTTGCAGGGGCGCAAGTTAAGTTATTAACCAACGCCCCTAACGGTTATTTCTAACGGCCTTCATACTCAACACGAACGCGGATCGAACCAACATTCACCCCATTACCAACTTTCTCACGCTCCAGGCTAAGCTTCTGCCCTATAGCT